TTCACTGGCGATGGTAATCCTGGCGATCTCATCAGCTACGACAAGGCGAGTAACTTCTGCAAGCTTGGTTCTGCCGATGATGCCCTTGGCGTTTCTAATACTCGTTCGATTGGTCGATTGCACTCGAAGATTCGTGAACCGCGTAATCTTCTGGCCAGTGTCAAGAGCGCTTGGAATCTAGCCAACATGTCTGCGGCTTCGCGTATGCCTGGCAGCGCGACCGAGGGCTACTCGGATATCATCACGCTTTCTGCTGAACCAGTTGCCGATGAACTTATCAGCGTAACCGTACGCATCTAACCAATTTTTAAAGGAGATACTAATATGTTAATCAAACTAAAGGATCGCGAAATCGAGCTCCCTTCTGACAAGAAGGCCGCGCGTCGGTTTGTTAGTGATCTGTTCGTCAATGACGGCGAGACCCAAGATGGTTCTGTTACGTGGAATAGCGTTTATGAATCTCACCTAAAGGGCAAGCCTTATAATCTTACCGACGCTCAGGCTTCGGATGACTTCCACCCATTCCTTATGCACTCGATGGAAGAGCAGATGCGGATGCCGATGGAGCCTTTGATGGTTATTACCGGGCTCTTCAATAAGGTTCAGGCTCGTGGTCTTAAGACTGAAATTCTTGCTGGTGCCATTGGTTCCGCTGTTCAGGCTCAAGATATTCCAGAGCATGGTACTTACCCAGAGTCTAGCCTCCAGATCGGTGGTGGGTTGCAGGTAGCCTACATTGGTAAGAGCGGTATTGCTTGTTCGTTTACGGACGAAGCTCTTCGTTACACCAATTGGGACATCATGCGCTTGAACCTCGAGTTCATGGGCCGCGCCCTTGTTCGTCACAAGGAGCAGAAGGCTGTCTCTTTCCTCCGTCGTCTTGGCACCGAGCTTTTCAATAATGCTTCTCCGACTACAAGTCTCTTTGGCGTATTGACTGGTCGTGGTCTTGATATGGCTGGTAATGGTTCGCTGACTGTTGACGACTTGCTTAAGGCCCTTGCCTTTGGCGCTGAACAGGGCTATCCCTATGACACCATGTTGCTCAATCCGCAGTTCTACTTCTTGTTCGTTCAAGATGCTGTTCTTCGCGGTATGATGATGGCTCATGGTGCCGGTTCGTACTTCCAGCAATGGTCTGGTACGACTGGTCCAGTAGCTCCTTGGGCCAATCTCGGTGGCCGTGGTCCAGCTAATGGTCAGGCTGTTGTTCCGACTGGCGCTGTTAACGGTGGTACTGCTACTGGTATCAATGGTCGCGAGTATGGTATGACTGCTGCTCCTCCGCTGCCTCCTGGTTACTTCCCATGGCAGTTCAAGATTGTTATCAGTCCGTTTATTCCCTTCGATGCCTCCACTGGTCTTGGTGATATCTACTTGCTTAATAGTGGCAATGTGGGTCTCTACCTTGAGGATGAGACCGCTACGATTAGTGAGTGGCGCGATGAGTCTGTTGATCACGTCAAGGTGAAGATCCGCGAGCGTTACGGTTTTGCCATTAGCAACGACGGTCTTGGTATCGGCGTTTTGAAGAATGTTAAGCTTGCTCGTAACTACTGGGATGGTACCGTTACTGCTACTACTGCTGCTGTAACTGCTGAAATTTCCCCAACTGCTAGTGTAATCTAAACCTAGTGGGTTGAGCTCAAAAGGGGAGCCGCTTCAGACGGCTCCCCTTTTCTACTTTAATCTGCTAGTGTTATACTAACCCAGTCACTTAACTTAGGAGTTAATAATGGATTGGTTTGTAGCCCACAACAAGGGTCTTGATTTTTTAGTAGAGCACGAACAGGCTATGGATGGAATGAGTATAGAACTTGAACCCAAAGAGGGTGTTATGGTCTCTAAACTTGAATTGCTTGATGAAGACGATTTTGAAGAAGAGGCCGAAGCGCTAGAAGGAGAGTAAATGGCTGGACCAGAGGTTCTAGATTTATACCCCGCAGATGGTGACGTTGGCATTCCTGTTGGAGCAACGTTTTTAATTTACTTTGATAAAGGCGTTGATATCGAAACGGCTCGCAATTCTATTATTCTATACGGGAGCGATAGCGATCGGACTTCTGGTCCTGATTCTGCTATGTGGCAGAATGTTAATACCGGAGCGAATCCTTTCTTTCTTACATCGCCAGGATTTAAGGGAGTAGTCCCGCTAAAGATCAACTCTGCTTATTATCTTGTTGGCTCAGATACAATTGTGGATTTTAACGGTCAGGTTGTTGATGCTGTTTTTGAAACCGATGAAGAAATTGGTCACGTTCTTAGTATCAAACCTGACCCTAAATTCAATGTTCAGCTAGCAGCAAATACTCAGTATATACTTCATATAATTGGCGATCCAGCCGATGTAAAAACTGGTATCAGTAAACGTACTATTTTTGATCCAGTAAAAACTGTTGTCGGAGATGGAGACATTGTCCTAAGTGGATCACACACCGGCTTAGGGCCGGATCTGATCCACGTTAAAATCACTAAGGCCGGTGATATTGGTGTAGCCAAATACAAGTGGTGGTTTGATACCGCAGGTGAGCCAAGTGCTAAATTAGGATTGATGGTTTCACCAAAGAGTAGAACACTGATAGATGGAATCAAAATCAGATTCACTGGTTCTAATTTTCTTGTAAACGACACTTGGGCTTTTGGAATTAGCGCGCTTGAAAGAATGGCTGCGAGCCACAAAGTAACCTTCACAACTAATGATGGTTCTTTTACATCTGCGCCGGAATCTCCTAGTACACCCGCGACATCAGTTCCACCAAGTACTGTGCTGCCATTAAATGCTCGAGATGTATTTGAAGTAAAGTCAATGTTACCAGAGCACACTTCCTATAATGTGGATCTCAACAATCGCATTATAGTAATTACTTTTTCTGAAGATCCAGATCCAGTAACAATTACACAAGAAACTGTGCGGTTGTGGAGCCATTCAGCGAGTGGGCACTACGGGAATACTCGCCCAAGAATTGAACTTCAAAAGACTCTTGAACTTGATGATAATGTCTTAACGATAAGATTCTAGGAGCCGCATATGCCGTATCATCGAGGAGCAGTACTTACCGGGGAAGAGATTGAGTTCCGCATCGTGTTTCGTGATGCGGCGGGCAATCTTGTTGATCCAGACGATGTACCTAACGTTTATATTTATGGGCCTAATGTAGAAAGTGAAGTTGTAGCCGAAGAGGCTCTGGTGCGCGTATACACTAGTGCGCTTGCAGGGCCCTTTGTTAGTACAAGGCTTTCTGCTGGCTATTATAGCTATGCGTTTGAGGTACCTTCTGGTGCAGATGAAGGTATCTACTACGATGTTTGGGAAGCAGATATTGATGGCGCGGAAGTCCATGAGATATTTAATTTCACCGTAACTCAAGGAGCGGACTTAGATGCGCAAGCTATTCAAAACAACACTTTGCTGGTTGTTGAGTTATCAAATGAGATCTCAAATGCTGACAGCGACCAGTATTTGGAGCCTACAAGTTTATATTACTCTACTGTGTATAGCCCTCTCTATGCTTCGCCTACTTTAGTAAGAATGGAATTGGGACCCTGGGTTGATTGGATACCAGAGGACACATTGGCTCTTATGCTTCATTGGAGTAGTTTAGAGGCAGATTTCATTCAAGCTTGGAGACCACATATAAACTCTCACATGGAACTAGCGAGAACCAAGTTTGTTATTTATGACGCGGTTGTAAAAATTCTTTCTATTCCTGGTCAGGGCCAGTTGCCTGGGTGGGCTTCTGGCCGTAGTAAGAAGCTGGGCGATCTTGCAATTAGTGACGGAACTCCACATTACGACGTAGATAAGAATATGCTGGGTGAATTCAAGCGGCTGCGAGACGAATGGTGGCGCGTAGTAAACGCTGGAGCGCAAATTGTACCCGGACAGGGTCTTGATCCGGCTATTGCGGTTAAAGGCCTCAGAGACCCAGATAGACGCAATGTAGGGCGACTCTGGGATCAACAGGGAGATTTCCCCTATAGCGAATCGATAGTAAACGGCAAGAGAGCTCCGATGAAAGGGCGGCGAAGAGGCAGATTCGGATACGTAGATCCGCATTGGAGTTTCAATGAGACCTAGCATGTGGGGAAAGGCGGGTAGTGGTGCGGCGAAGCCCCTCCAAGGGCGCGCGCCGGCACCACAGAAGAACCCAGAGATTATGTTAAGAGAAGAACTAGATGTAATTCTCTACGGAGATGAAAAGAATATAGCTCATGGACATTTGCTGTTGATTAGGCACATGCGGAGAGATAGTGCAGGGAGGGCTATTTATTGTACTTGTATGGCAGATCAACTCGTAAAAGAGCCAAGCGCTACTTGTTCTTATTGTCGGGGAGAAGGGTATCTCTGGGACGAACAATGGCATATAGGCTATTCTATGATGGGGGGCGCGGATAGTGGGCTCGTAGCTAGAGGTACTTATTTGCCACCAGGGATGGTTCGAGTAGACTACAAGATTTACTTCTTACGCTATAACTGCGGAATACAATATGGGGATAAAATAGTTGAAGTTCAACTAGACTACGAAGGTGCGCCACAACTACCGTTGATTAGACGCGCAATTCATTCTCCGCAAACTGTAACTGAATATCGTTCTGATCATGGTCGTTTAGAGTTCTTTGCTGTATTCTGTAGAGAAGAAGACGCAATTAGACCAGATGAATTTATAGGTGATAATGTTGTCTAGTTTTTTAGTTGAAGAGCTAACGAGTGACCAGCTCCGTCCAGAAACGGAGTTGGTCGAAATTGTTGACGGAGGAACCGCTCTAGACGAGGTTCAGCTTTCAGTACTAGATAACCCTTATAGATTGGACCTTCGTCGGTTTACCCCTAACGATGAAGTACTAACCCTTGAAAAATTCTTTGAACTAGCCGCTAGAGTTATTGATTTTTCACAAGAGCAATCTGGTATTAGTGAACAGAACAAGGTCAAGCTTTATAGTGATTACCCGGCAGAAGAATTCCAGCGCCTTGGTGACGCTGGAATCTACTATAAAGTCAAGCGCCGTGCGCCCGCTTCTACTAACCCTAGCGGTGAAGGTCGGCCAAGCAGGCATTTCCGCCATTCATATAAGACTAGGATCCCCGAAGATCCTCAACGAGTACAAATAGTCGAAGTTCGGGAAATCGATCATACGATTGAATTTGGTTGCTGGTCTAAAAGTAGTCGGTTAGCAAATAAACTAGTTCTTTGGTTAGAACGGTTGTTTATCAATAGCACTTGGATTTTTGAAATCTCTGGTGCTAATCGGTTTATCTGGGAAGAAAGAGGAATTGATATGTATATGATGACCAACGGCCAAAGATTATATTTTCGGCCTTTGACTTTTAAAGTCAGGCTATCTGAGTTTAGAATAAAGGCTGAGCCGGTAATCCAGCAAATGGTATACCAGATAGAGCATAGCAGTGGAACTAATTAACTCAGTTCTACAAAACATTTAACTTTAGGAGTTTTAACATGCCTTATGACAATATCCCAGGCGTTCATGCTTCGTATCAGGATGGCTCGTTCCAAACTGTTACTGCAAGCGGACAGCCTAATATTCTAGTTGTTGGTCCAGCGGCTAAGGGCCGGAACAACACGCGCTTTAACGTAAACGCGATGTCGGATGCTGAACGTGAGTTCGGTAGCGCTTCGCCTGTTCTTCGTGTTGCCCATGAATGCCTTGCCCAAGGTGCAGACAACATTACAATCCTTCGTTCTGGTGGTCGCCCTGGTAGCTGGGTCTTTACGGACTCTGCTGGTGGAACACTGACTATTGTTCCTGAAGATCGAGATGATACTGTTCTTGACAATTATGCAGTCATTATCGAGAACGATTCTTCTGAAAATCGTATTCTTGTTTTCGATCTTGTAGATGAAGAATGGGTTTATGATTCGAACGAAATCCTTAGCCTTGATAGTGGTGTCGTAACTGTTACTGATACTGGTATTGATCTGTTTACACTCAATGACCGTACTCAACCAACCCTAGCAGTTTCGCTTGGCGACGTTTTGACTGGTGACTTTGTTGTGGATGGTGTTGCCACTGCTGTTTCGATTACTCGTGCAGATGGCACAGACGGTTTAAGCAACAGCTTGGTTGAAACCTATGCGGCGCTTAATACCTCTTACCATAACCTCGACTACAAGGATGCCGACTTTGTTGTGCCGACTGACGTTTACGTTGATGCGGCTAATATTGTTGACGATACCGAGCACGCGGAAAACCCTGCGGGTGCCTCTACAGACGCTGGTAAATGGGGTCGGTTCTGGAAGGGCGTACCTGTTGCCGGTAGTGTAAATGACGTTCTCGGCTATGCTTGGCAGTATGTCTACCGTGGTCAAGTTTATACTTACATGCTTGACGTTGATGACTATTTTGTTGGTCTTGGCTCCATCGCTGCGGCATCTAAAACCGTTTGTACTACGCTTGTGGTTACTGCGGCTAAGGTTGGTAAGGGCGGTAATGCTATTACTCTTGAAGTAGATGCCAGTGGCGCTTCCGGTCCAACTGCTGTTGTTACTGAAACCGAATTTGGTCTTGACATTCTTGTTGAAGACGATGGCACAGGTACAACTGCTCAAGCTGCTACTGCGATTAACAACGCTCTTGCAGCTTTGACTCTTAGCACTGGCGTATTGGCTAACACTCTTGTAGCTGCGGTTGGCGGAATTACGTTGCTTACTACGGCCGCCAAAGGTAACTTGACCGGTGGTCGCGGCGGTGCTGCCCTCAGTCCTCTTCAGCTGACCGGTGATGCTGTTCCTACTGCGGTTGCGACCCGCTTTGCGGCTGGTTCTGATTCTGAAGTTCGTGAAATTAACTTCGCTCATCAGTTGGCTAGTTTTTGTCATGTGGCTTCTACCAACTGGAAGGACATGCTGGGCTTCATAAGCTTTGATGGCCCGTTGGCTCTTGATCGTCTTACTGTTTCTAACTGGATTGGGGAACTTCCAGAGTTCACCAATCAAGGCACCTACAAGTTCATTGACGCTCCTGCTGACAATGGCTACGGTGTCCTTGGAAACAAGTTCTTGTGCGGTCAGTCGGCTACTTCTGCTGGTTATCGCGCGCATATGGTTACTGACGGTAACAGCACTGATGGCTTTGCCTTTGGTGGTTTTATCCTCACGACTGGCGCTGCGCTTCCAAACGGTAGCAAGCATCCATATGGTATTGATGATCAAGATGAAGCCACTGATCGCGGAGGCAAACCTCTTGATATCGGTCGCCATATTATCGTGAGCTATGACTGGCCGGTTCACTCCAATCCATTTAATGGTGGGACTGTTTACCGTGGCTCGGTTGCGGGCCTTAACGCTGGTAAGCTAGCTACTTTGCCCGAAAACCAGGAGCCAATTGGCGAGAATGGCACTGTGCGTAGAATCCAAAGCATTCCTCGTATCCACAGCACTCAGCTTTCTAATCTAGCTGAAGCTCGTATCTCTGGTCTTCGTCGAGAAGATGGTCTTGGTATCATCATTACTTCGATGCGTACTGCTGCTCATCCTTCTAGCACCTGGACTCGTATTTCCAGCATTCGTGCCGTGAATCGACTACTCCGCGGTGTTCGTCGTATTGCGCGTCCGTATTTGGGTAAGGATTTCAGTGCTCAGACTGTTATGGCTCTTCAGGGTGCCATTGATGGTTATCTGGTTGCTGAATACAGTAATAAGGTACATCAAGGTGCGAAAGCTTTGATTGACTATACTCGCGCTGATAAGATCAACGGCAGATTGAAGATCAAGCTTCGTATTGTTCCTCCGTTTAGCATCGAATTTGTCGATGTTGAAACCTCTCTCGCCGCTGACGAAACTGAACTTTAAAGGAGATAAATTATGTCGTCTACATCACTAGAGCTATCGAGACAGTATACTAGCTTCGGTGGCGTTGATATCCGCTGTGTCATCGAAGGAACCCCAATAGGTTCTCTCCAAGCAATTTCTTATGCGATCCAGCGTGAGAAGGCGCCCATCTACGTGATGGGGCGAGTAGACCCTTTGAGCTTCTCTAGAGGCAAGCGCGGTATTGCCGGTACTATTATTACTCTTATGTTGGACCAGCATGTTATGTTGGAGCCGGAATTTGCTGACAAGCGATTCATTGCCGACAGAGACGAGATCTACCCAAGTGCTTCGGATGTGAATAGCGCCGGGTCGCTTGCCGATCTTAATTCTCTTGACGCTGGATTCACTTTCAATGCAGGGAATCTTGGTGCGGCTTATCAAGCTGCGCAAGCCTGGTACGTTGACCAACTTCCTCCATTTGATGTTGTGATTGTGGCTGCCAACGAATATGGTAAAGCCGCTAGCATGAGAATCTATGGCATTGAAATTCTTAACGAAGGCAGTGGTTTTAGTATCGATGATATCGTTATTGAAAACCAAATGACCTACGTTGCTAGAACTATTTTGCCTTGGCAGAGAATGGGTTCTTGGGACTTCAATGCTGCAGGTGTTCCGTTCACTTCAGCTGGTCCTTCGCGTCCGCTTCCTTACTAACAGTAGTTACATGTTACAATGTAGCCGGGCTGGGTGTCCCGGCTACATTTGTTTGGAGAGCCTATGTCAGTAGTTCCGGTTAATTATAGTTTTTCGGGTTCTGATGCTCGAGTGTTTGTTTACTTTAAAGACTACCCTCATCTAATCCAGCCATTAGATTCTGTACATACGATTAGCATTTCGGTGCACGAAGCAAAAGGCGCTGCAAGAGCTGTAGGCTATAGAGGAATCAAGGGTATTGCGCGCGGCGTACGGACCATAGCTGGGTCGCTAATTTTAACGGTTATTAATGATCATCCTCTTAGGGTTCTCCAAGAGCAATACCTAGACATTGTTCGCAGTCGAGGTGGGCGACATATTCCCGTTGGTTGGTCACTCGATAGGAATTATGTTGGCGTCGGTACAATGGCTAACAGCTATAATCTAAGTAGCCGAATGCCTGTTATTTTACCGCCCTTTAACCTTGGGTTACAGTATGTGTCTGAAGGTCGGAATAGTCTTATCGAAGGTCAAATGACGGCGACCGCTCATGGGGCGGGCGCCTTAATCGTCGGTATGGAATTCATTGACGATGGGCTTGTAACCAGCACTAACGACATTGTTAGTGAGATGACTTTTTCTTGGATCGCCAGGGACTATAAACCTCTTGCATCATTCGATCTCAAGAATGTTGCTAATATCACTCAGTTTGAAAACCAGAACGAGCGTGATCACGCAGAGCTAATGAACCGTATTCGAAGAAAAATGGGTATTACTGGTTCTGAACCACTTGGTTTCGCAGTAGATCCTATACCGGTAATCAATTGGGAGGATCTCTAAAATGAGCGAAAGCTTTGGGTTTGAGTACTTTTGCGGTGCTAACGTACTGATTCGTATTGACGATATTCCGGTGCTAGAGGCAGCTGGATTAAGTTATTCTATCAATGAAAGCAAAATACCAATTTATGGCTATAGCAGTAGATTATTTGATGCCGTAGCTAGAGGACAGGTAATTATCCAAGGCACATTGCTTATCAACTATGTACACCAAGATTATTTGTTTCATGCTCTTAATATGGCAAGAGAGCGAGCACAGGCTGGTGTTGCCGTTGAACTTACAAACGGCAATCCGGGAAGTCCTGGGTTTGTTGGGGAAACTATAAAAGCTGTAGCGAATGATAGTTATCAAGCAATTGGAAATGTTCAGGCTCTTAAAGACAAATTCTGGAATACACAAGGGCCTATTGTTGGCGGCGAGATCCATGACACTTATAACCCCCATGATGATGGAGACGGGTATGATATTAAAGTTACATTCGGAGAGCAGGATGATTTCTATAGACCTAATGGGCAAACAGGCTATATACTAAGAGGTGTCCAATTCATGGGCCGCTCAACGACAGTGCGAATAGACGAGGAAGTTATTGTCGAAGCCTACCCCTTTATTGCTCGTAATGTTTACTCGTTAAAAGATCGCCCAACTTACGCGACCTCTTTGATTGCAGAAGAGGTCGTTATACCTGTAATCAAATAAGGAACAAAAATGAATCGTATTAATATTGGCCCTAGAGCCATAGATCAACGCCAGCTAGAAGCTCTTCGTCGTCATGCTCCATCTAAAAACGATGTACTTGATAATCTTGATCTTCTAAACGAAGAGATTGAAGAAAGTGTGCCAGCTGATCTCATACTACAAGGGGAACCGGTTGCTGAACCTGAGGTTGCTCAACCAGTGCGTCCAGTGGTACGACAAGTAGCGCCAGTAAAAACTCAAACAATTGAAGCTAGAAAGCAAGAAGGTGCCAATATGGATTTCCTAGATAAAGAAGCGGCTGAAGCTGAACGTAAATTGGCTGTTAAACGCCGTGCTGAAGCCGCTGCTGCGGCCGAGGAACAACCACAGCCACAAGAACCAAAGCTAAGTCCAGAAGAGCAGCGCAAGGCAATGTTGATGGATATGTTGAGTCGTATTCCCGGTGCGCCAACAGAACAAAAGATTGAAGCTCTTAAGGCTCAGCATGGAAAGAATAACGTCCATGTATTAGCTTTGGGTGATGACGATATTTACTTCTTTACTCAACTTACTCGTGGTACTTGGAAGAAGATCCAGTCTACCGTTAGCAAGACTGCGGCTGCTGACCCCAATAAGGATGCTGAGGATTACATGCGCGAGCTTGTCCTCCGTAGCTGTACCTTGTGGCCGACCCTTAGCGTTGAGTTCTTCTACACTTCTAAGGCGGGTGTTATTGATACGCTGTATGAAATGATTATGCTTCACAGCGGATTCTTGTCCCCTCAGCAAGCGATGATGCTTACTACGCAGCTTTAAAATGATTGATATCGATGCTCTATTAGATGGCCCAGCTCTTTTTGTAACCACTTTGCCTTCGGGTGAGCGGTTTACTTGGAGACTGCTCACGTTAAAAGAGCATCGAATCTTTAGCAACCTAGCCGCTGCTGGTGTTTATGACCAGCGCGGGCTAGGAGACGCTATATTTGAACGTTGCTATCAGGGCAATGTTGAATATATCAATGGCAATGTAATGGCCGGTATTACTATTAGTATCGGTTTATTGATATTCCAGTTAAGCGGTCCTGCCTCTGCGGCACAGGACCGCGCCGAAATTGCTCAGGCCAGAGCGGTTTATCCGGCGAATAGTGTTATTGAGCATATGAAGAAGATAGTCTTTACGGCTTTCCCTTCTTACACACCCGAAGATGCAGATAGATGGACAAGGCCCGATCTGCTATTAAAGTTCGCGATGGCAGAGGCTGTGTTGGTGGCCCGTGGCAATTTTGAACCATTGGATCTTAAGAAGATTCTTGCTCCTGGCGAACAACCTAAGAAGACTCATCCGAGCGGAATTGACTTCGCTAAGGAGAACAAAGAGTTGAATAAAGAGTATGGTGACGGAGTTCACATACTTGACCAGCCAATTGAAAACTTGCACAATAAGATGAAGAAGCGGGAGAAACTGACTCCTGAACAACTCAAAGGTTTAGATCGTAAGGCTGCACTAAAAAGCAGAGAGCAGTCAAAAAAGTAACCACCGGAGGGCAAGATGGCTAAAGCCTCATATGGTGGCTACATATGGTCGGACCACGAAGCTCAAGACAGCACTCCACATACTGGCTTAAAGCTTGGTATAGCTGGATTAGCTGGTGCTGGGGTTGCCTACGGGCTTACCCACGACTTTAGAGCCAGAGGGCCTAGAGTTGGAGACTCAAGCCTTTGGGATGACCTGAATGACAAGATGCATGGACGCCGAGGAGTCGACTACGTAGCTGCTAGCGCGAGAATGGCTGGTAACCTTAGTCCATTCCAGCTCGGCAATACGTTTCGTATACCAGACTTCTTAAGTCCGTTTACCAGTTTAGATCAGAAGAAGATGCATTCGGATACCCTGGCCACTACAGGCCAGGGTATGGATCCTGCTGGTAGATATCACTGGGGCGCTGAGTTTCTTGAATCAGAGAGTACTTACGATTGGCTTAAGTACACAAGCGGCAAAAGTCATAGTGAACTTGCTGCGCTTGGTCTTAGTCGTGGGAGTGGTGTTCCTGGACGCGGCCCCTCATTAACTTGGACGCCTGCGAGCGGCAAGAATAAAACCCTTGGTGAGCTCTGGGTTAATAAGCCTGACGGAACTCGGGGCAAGCTAGCAGAGAATGTCTTTATAGCCGCCGCTGGCGAAGAAGTCATTGATCCTCTTTCTGGCAAGACCGGCGTAAATCGGATGATGGCTAGTATGTTTGCTGCGGCAGACATGTATGCTAAGAGTAGTAAGTTCAATGAAGCTGATGTCATGCGTAATAAAGATGCAGGCATTAGTTCCAAGTTTATTCCCGTAGCTGGGCCCAATTGGTCTGCTAGTACAGCGGATGAACTTTTAAGAAGCACTACTTATGTTAGAGGTATGGCCGCTTTTGAAATGGGCCGCGCAAACCGATTGCTTGGAACTGTATTCGAGCAAGTAGGCGGAGAGTTCGGAGATAAGTTCGCGAAGAACATACTTGGTATGACACCGGAGATCATCAACGGGCCGGCGTCACATATGTTCGCTCGATTTGGAGGTCGAGCAATAGCTGCGGGCGCGGCTATGACCGGTGTAGCTACTCTTGATTGGCTCCGTAGAGAGAATGGAATAGGTGCTGATCTTTTCTCTACTGGTGTTATTAGCACAGGCTTGGCTGCTGGTGTCGCGAAGATGGGTTACTCGCCCAGGGCTGCTCTTGCAGTTGGCGGTGTTTCTGCTGCCGCACAAGTAATTTTGCCTGGTTTTGATCAGGGATTGATGCAAGGCATAGCTACAACTGGCGCGTTGGTCGATACTTATATCCGCGGCAATGTGGTTAACCCTTTCCATCACTGGAGGCGCACTGTTGAAGGATTCTTACCAGGCTTTACTGGATGGGAAACTGGTGCTCTTCTTAGTGTTGGTGCAGTAGCAGCAGCGGCGCTCAAGGTTCCTGGTCTTGAGCGGATGCCGCTAGAACTTATAGAGCGTTTTGGACCCGATGCTCTCGGTCTAACCGGTGTTAGTAGATTTGATGTAAAGAAAGCTACAGATAATGTAAGAGATGTTTATTGGGAGCAGGTTAATTCTCTCGATCCTTTTGCTGCCCCCAACAGCACGCCAAAGGCCCCTTGGGGCCGAATGCATTTGCTTGATCGGCTTGAGAAAGATGCGCCGGATAAGCTGAGGTTTATTAACGACCTTAATGCTCAATGGGGCAAAGCAGAAGAACTTATCAAGCATAACGAAACCACCAACCCTATGAATGATCATCTGTTTAAGAGGCTTCAGGGTATAGAGGCAAAGTATTCTGGTGCTAGTGGGAATCTTGTTGATGGCCTCTTAAAGCAAACTGAAGGGCTTGCTGCCCAGGCTTGGTATGGTTTCTTTGGCGCAGACGCTAGTACTAATACCAATATGAAGAAAGCCATTAAAAACATGGGCTTCGGTGGACCTACTGGTAGATGGGGTCGGTTAGCTACGATTGGCGCTGCTGTATTCGGAGCTCATCAAATTATTTTTGGTGGTGCGCTAGGCTCAATGGAAACTACAGAGGATCTCAAGAAGATTTACTCTGGTGAGAAACTAGTAGAGATCAAGAAGAGTCGCTTTTGGGAAGGCGGTGGTACACCGTTTGAAGGTGGGCAAACAAGTTACTTCAGACCCCATGCTTATAGCCTGATGATGAACAGGACTAGAGAGAAGGGTATTTGGGGTTCCGACGAAGGCGAGAGGAGTCCGCTCGGGAAGTTCTTTACCAAGAACTTCACCTACGATCTTGAACGCGAAAACTACTACTCTAGGCCTTATCCTATAAGTAACCAGGCTTTCTCTGATGTGCCGATTATAGGTGGCGTGCTAGGTTCTACGATCGGTCGGATTATTAAGCCAGCGAAGTTAATGCACGTTGACGAATGGTCTAGGCTTGGTGAAGGTGGTGATCCAGAGTTTGCTCATGTATTCCGTGGGTCGCGTATGGAACCGGCTTATGACCTTGGCGCGCAAGGACCAGGCATTCCAACAAGTCCGTTTGCTACAGATCGTATACTCGCTGGTATTAGTTACCAGAGCAGAGAACTTGCGGGTCTTACAGGCTTCGTTAAGAACACTGCGCAGAACATAATCACAGGCAGTCAGTCTTTTGGGACTGACTCGCCTGTGCTAGCAGAATCTGGTGATATGACTAGCTGGCGTAGACGTTTCTGGGAAGGCCAAACCGGTGGCGCTTTCTTCTCGAACGAATTGATCCGTCGTTTCTTGCCTAACGATCCGGGGGATTCAAAGACTACAAATCCAATAGGCAATACAATGCCTAGTTGGTTGCCAGAGAAGTTTAGAACTGGCGACCCTTATCGCTCTATTGAATGGGGCGAGGCTAGATTGCCCGGAGCTGGTTACGCAAGTAGATTTAAGGAACTTGAAGGTCTCGATCCAGAAGACTATCCGATGCTTCATAAGTTCGCGATCCTTTCAGACGTAGCTGCAAGTACCAAAGAATACGACGCTATGAAGCGCGCTGTTTATGAGCAGCGCGCACAGGGCTTCTATAATGAGCGGCAAGAAGCTTTTATTGACCAAGTTGATAAACAGCACAAGGCTGTAATGGCTGGTTATAGCTTTGAACGTGTTCACGAGAACGCTTACAACATTCCAGGCTCTCGATTTGTACGTAGCTTTTACTTCGGGATTCAAAAAGCTATACGAGCAGTTGCTGCTCCTGGTGAGTATATGGTGCCTATGGGTTTCCGCCCAGTACAGAAGTTGATGAATAACCGAGATCCGATAGAACAATATGAGTACGAACGCCTGTACGGAACTCCTTTGGCTTTCTGGGATAAGCCATGGAGAGACTGGTTCAGGCCAGCTATGTACTCGACGATGAGTTTGGCTGGCTTTGAAGGTAAGCCTCTATGGAGAAAAGAGGCTGATGAGACCAATGAACACTTTGATAAGGTTGAGTACATTAAGTGGATGAGAGTAGCCGAAGAGGCTCGGATGGCAGGTGATGGCCGCGCGGCTGCTAGCGCCGAGTGGAAGGCTGGCCAAACGCGAACTGGTGTGAACCCGATGGGTAATCCACTTTCAATCTATTGGTCTTTGCCGGATGAGGATCGCAAATTCTTTGATGCCTTTAGTAAGGCTAAGGGTAGCGATCGTGGGCGCATCTTACAAATGGTTCCTGAAGATCAAACGCATCTCTACCAAGCTATTTGGAATCGAGTCGACAGCGGAGATGAAACTCTTTGGGCTGGTTCTAAGACAGGGTTAGATAATCAGTACATGGCTGCGCAACTAGGTGAAGCTCATAGCTACATGCAAGGCAGAGCAATGCCACCAGATGATTTTATTGGTTGGCACGCTGACGTCGATATGGACGATATCAAGGTACGATACGTGGAAAACATGGGGCGCGAACTACACGACTTTGGTCTTTGGGAAAGCCAGTTGAAACAGAGTATGAGTCAACCATTCTTAGAGGGCAGTGATGATTTTATGCACAACGGAGTCAATGGTGGACTTAATTCTCGCATCAGAAGTGAGATCCATAATATGATTGGTGGACCGGGACAGAGTCCTAGTTTGCAGATAGCACCCACTGGTGGCGGCTCAAATAGTATGGTATTTACCTACAATGATGATAGACATAATGAACTCTATCGTAGAATCCAAGGGGGAATAAATGGCTATTAACGTAGGCCCTTTTAGCGGAGACGAAAACAGCGGTGCCCAAGTCCAATCCTTGCTGGGATTGGCACTTGGGTTAACTCCGCTTGGCTTCGGAATTCACGCGGCTATTAATAGCGTAGGTCCTATTCCCGGGACAAAAGGCTCCTTGTTCAAAAGCGGAGGAAGCTTACGCCACCTGGGAGAAGCGGTTGGTGAGGCTGCGGCGGCCAAACGACGCAAGCCGAACGATAAGGGACTTCGAGTAGAGAAAGCTCTTAAGGACGCGCTAGGAGATAGCGCAGTCATGAAGAAGCTGATAGGAACCACTGATGAGCAGATGGCTCTTCTTCACTCCTTTTCGGTTGCGCTTGATGA